CAGGTAAACATTCATCTGGTAGTGAAACCGTTTTTGCAAACTAAATTTAATAATAGGTGATTTTATGGGATATAAATATGAATATACATATCCAATAGATGAAACTAGTGCAGGTTATTCTGGACCTATTGCAATTGAACTTGGTCAAGATAGGTTTGCTGCTGGAATTTTAGAAGCGACAGATCATCGTAATTTGATAAGATCGTCTATTCAAAGGATATTAGGCACTGTACGCGGCGAAAGGGTTATGCAACCGGAATTTGGTTCAAATTTAAGAAAAATGTTATTTGAGCCTATAGATAATATATTAGTTGAAGATATAAGAGAAGGGATAAAAAATACAATTGAATCTCAAGATCCTAGAGTAATTGTTACAGGTATAGATTTTAATTTTGACTATGATAATCATACAATATATATTGCAATTTCATATAAATATAATAGAACCGGTCTTGAAGATTCATTTAATTTCATCATTTCTTAAGGTGGAATAGGTTATGTCTAATTTAGATTTTAGAGACATTGAAAAATTACCAATAGATTTTGAAGATATTGTACAAACATTAAAAACTCGTATACAAAATCGATTACCTAATCGATGGACGGACTTTTTGGCTTCCAACTTCGGTATAGAATTACTAGAAGCGTTTGCATACGAAGCCGCTTTAATGAACTACTATATTAATGCCAATATAAATGAATGTTTTATGCCTACAGCTAAAACTAAAAACGCCGTATATAATTTAGCGAAAACTATAGGTTATAAACCACGTCAGCCATCACAAGCGATAGCAACTGTTAAATTTTATCTTGAAACGCCTCATGATAAAAATATATACATTCCCATGTATACTAAACTAATTACAGATAGTGGTATACCATTTTATACTACTAAAAATGTAATATTATATGCTGGAGAAACAAGTGTTGAAGTTATAGCTAAATCTGGAACTTTAAACAGTGAAACATTTATTAGTACTGGTATTGTTGGTTATAAATATAAATTGAGACAATTTCCAGTTAATGCTATTGAATATGTTAAAGTTAATGATGTAGAATATCAATATATTGATTTTATTGATATAGAAGCTCAAGAAAGGTATTATACTACTGAATATTCAAATGATTTTTCTTGTTCAATAAAGTTTGGTGATGGTGTTTACGGTATAAATCCAGCAAAAAATTCAATTATTGAAGTATTTTATGTTACTGGTGCAGATAATACACATAATGTAGCCCCATTTTCAATTAATAATATTATAGATCCAATATATGATTCTTCTAATATGTTAGTGAATGTTAACGTTACTAATATACATAATGCTGTAGGTGGTTCTTCTAGTGAAAGTGTAGATGAAGTAAAAAGAAACGCCCCTAGTATTTATAGGACTCAACATAGATGTGTTACTACACAAGATTTTAGAGATATATTATTAGCACAGCCGGGTGTTAGTAAAGTTTCTATTATTGATCACTATACGATGAATGAAATAGGAATATTTGGTGTTAAAGCTGCTGTAATACCTGATGGTGGTGGGTATCCAAATAGTGCTTTTAAAAAGAACTTGTTATCATTATTAGAAGAAAAGAAAATTGTTGCCACTCAAGTTGAAGTTATTGATCCTACATATATACCATTTGATGTTGATATATCAATTCAAACACAACCTAAAATTCCATCTAATATAATTACAAATAATATTCATAAAGTTATATATAATTATTTACATTGGCAAAATCGCGATTTCGGTGAAAGTGTATCAAAATCAGAAATTTATAGACTAGTATCTGATGTTCCTGGTGTTTTAGCTATTAATAGTCTATCACTAAATGAAAGTGCTAAAATATATGTAAATGAAATTCCTGAAGATAATAGTAATAAAATAAAGGTAGTAGATTTAATTAAAACATTAAATGTTGGAACTAAAATAAATATATTAAATTTAGATGGTATTACTGTATTAACTACAAAAATAATAGATATAGATAATGATATTATAACAATATCTAGTCCTATAAAATCATACATGAATATTGGACATGGTAGTTTAATATACCCAGTTTTAGAAGTAGATGGTTATCATAAATATGGTACAAAAGAAATTAGAATAAAAAATCAATTATCATCAAGTGGAAATACTAAAGAATATCCATTATTAAATACGTCATATTTGACTGTATATTTTAATAGTAACCCTGAAAAAAAATACCAAATACTATTTCGTAACGGTGATATAATTTATTTAGATAAACCTATTGATACTGATATATTAGATGGTACTGAAATAATAGTAACTCATAAAAAGAATACTCCTACATTAGATTCTGTAGTTACAATAGGTAGTTCGGTGTTAAAATTAAAATCTTATCCTAGATTTTCAAAGGGCGCATCTTTAATTAAAAATGAAATGATAACTTTTACTAACTCTACAATATCAATGATTAGAACATCTTCTGGTATTGATAATATTAATTCGGCCATGAATGATGAGTATTTATCTAAAATAGAAAAGATATATATTAATGCTAATAATGTTTTTACTCCGAATATTGATTATATATTAATAAATAATGGTAAAACTATTATATGGACTGATATTGGAAAAGCTAAACTACCTGCTAATACCAGATACTATATTGATATTGTTGAAAAGGTTATTAATACGACATCGAAAGATATTATATATTATGTAAAAAATATAACTGGAAAATATGTAGAAATATCTCCAACTGCAACGGAAAAAATGTCTGAAAATACAACATTTGAATATATAACTGACATCTACCAATTATTGCCATATGAAATTGCAGATATTGGAAATATTAATATTAATTTGGTTTAATAGGAGTTATATAATACATGTCATTTTTATATTCAATATTACCAGAATATACCAAAAATATTGATATTTTAACTGATACAAATATAAACGGTGAAGTTAAAGTATTAGAAGAATATCTTAATGTTATAGATAGAGAAGTATTTGATATTATTTCAAATACTATAAAAGAAATTGTTGATTTTAGAGATATATATAATATAAAAACTGAATATTTACCATATTTTGCTTATCTTTTAGGCTATTCTTGGAATAGTTATGTTGATGAATCTCTTCAGCGTCAATTAGTAGCTGGCATTTTACAATTGTATAAAAGAAAAGGGACTAAATTTTCTTTTCATTTTAGTTTGTATCAATTAGATTCAGGAATAAAAATATATGAACCATATAAAGATATTTTTATATTAAGTAGATCAAATTTAGGTACAAAACATTTAACTAGCCATAATTATTATTCTCCAGGAATAGTAGTTTTAAAAATAACAAATTATGATCCAATGATATTTGAATTGTTTGAAATGGTTAGACCTGCAGGATGGAAAATAATAGTTGAAGGTAGATATGGTATATTTTATAACATTCATATCAAACCCGAAACTAAAATCCGAGAACTCTATCTTAGAGATAGATATACTGTAACGGATCCTAGAAATGAGGAACAGGTTCAGTATATAAACTCAATTCATTATGTAAATGACTGGGCATGTCCGGTAGCAATGGTTGGTCATACAATGTTTACAATTTCAATGTTTACTATAGAAGATCTAGCTTATATGACAATAGTATATCCTGAAACGTTTATTGTACCGAATACGACTAATAAAGTATCACGAAATTTAACATTATGGGAATTGCCGTGTAATTATTATACTGATTCTAATACAATTTAGTACTTAAATATAAATATTTTACCACAATTAGTAACAATGGTAGGCCGTACTTTATTAACAGAATCAATGTTTACTATAAATGATATGGCTTATATGACAATACTATATCCTGAAACTATTAATATAGATAATTCAACTAATCTAATATCACAAAACTTAACATTAAGGAAGCTATCATGTAACTATTCTGATTATATTTCAACAGATGTTTGATCTAATTTATATTGGAAATTGTTATTTAAAAATATATTTTTAAATTCGGAGGAATATTAAAATGCCACTAAATATAATTTCATTAGCTATTTCACCATATGTATCTAGAACAGCCAAAGCTATACAGTTTTATAAGAATAATAAAGATAAAAATTCAGATAAAGGTCTAATGTTGTGTATAGCTGAAGGACCTACAAATGGATGGACAATAATTGATGGTATAGAAAATGTACCATTACCAACATTAGATACAAAACAACTTTTAAATCCTATAGGATTTAAACGATTTAAAAATATGTATTTCGTTGTACCTAACAATTCTGGGAATATATTTGTTGCTGGAATTGCATGGTCAAGAATTTTTGCTGGATCAGAAGAGGCTTTATATGATAGTGCTTTTGCTAATAATGCTAGATGGTTATATATTGAAGCTGAATTAGAACCAACAGAATTTGTTGGTGAAACTTATAGACAAGTAGGGTTATATTCAGATTTAAAAATTAATACTTCAGTTGTAACAGATTATGCTACACGTGAAAGATTTTTACCATCTGAAATTGTTAGGACTGGAAGTACATCCAATTATATTTATGATGGTATACTTGAAGTGTATCAAAATAAACCTGCAACTAGAAGACCTGTAGAATTAAAAGAAACATTTTCATGGGTCTTAGAATTTTAATTATTAAAGAGGGATATTAATGGCTGAAATAAAAGAGAATTTAAATATTGCTCCATATTATGATACAACAAATGAAGAATTAGATAAAGGTTATATTAGATATTTAGCTGTAGAAGGGCAAGTTTTACAGAATCGCGAATTAAATGTTGCTCAGGGTTTAATATATGGTAATATTCGTAAAGTAACAGATTTGATAATAAAAGATGGTTCGATAGTTTCAGGGTGCAATTTTATTAACGATACGTATAATAAAGTTTGTAAATTGCAACCTGGAGAAATATATGTAAATGGTGTTATAGTTAAAATACCTGAAACTGAATGGCCATATGAAGTTGTTCCTATGGGTTTAGCATATTTATGTGTAGAAATTCAACAGAAAATATATACTGAAATGGATGATCCATCTTTATATGACCCCGCAGAAAATTTTGAGAATCAAGGTAATGCTGGTGGTCATCGTTTAAAGTTAGAGGCCGTTCCATTAATATTATCTGCAGATGATTTTATTACTGAAACTGCTAAAAATAATAATATTATTGATATAATTAAATTAGTTGATCGTAATATTATTGGTGCAACTAAACCAAAACCTGTTTTTGGAAAATTAAATGATTATTTAGCTCAAAGAACATATGATACCACTGGTGATTTTATTGCTAATGGTTTAAATATTTATACTGAAAAAAATAAAAGCGACTCATTAAATGTATATAATATTAGGGTAACTAAAGGTAGAGTATATATAAAAGGATATGATTATACATATGAACAAGATACTATATTAACTACTAAAGGTGCTATAGATACTACATCTACAGCAAAAACCGCTCCTGAAATTAAAACTTATATAAACAATTCAACCAAATATTATTTAAATAATCGTAATGTAAAAACTGTACATGAAATTTATGGAAAAGTAGAAAAAACAAATGTTCAAATGAACTATACCGGATCCGATGATCCAATTCCATCCATATATACGCCGGTAGTATCTATATCAAATGTACATGATAATACAATGACGTATATTGAGAATACACATTATACTATAATCAATAATAAAATACATTGGATCAGCCCAATACATCCAAATGGTACATATTATTTGAATATTAAGTACGCATATAGATTTATTTTAGGTGTAGACTATACTATATCAGTTGATTCAAAAGGGTATTATATTACCTTTATAAATTCAAACAAATTGCCAGTCATAAATTCTGATTTTACTATTGAATATGAATGGTATTTAAATAGAATTGATTTAGTTTACATAAAAGAGGATGGAAGTATAGTTGTAAAAAATGGTATACCAGATGAAATTGATAATATTAAAACACCAGATTTACCGTTAGGTTGTTTACCATTAGCTACAATTGAAGTACTTCCTAATATAAATCCTGAAAACTATAGAATTAATAGTTATAATATATATCGAATACCAACAGTAACATTACAGGATATGAAAAAGCGATTGGAAAATGTTGAATATAATATTGCAATGTCTAAACTTGAAACACAGGCGGAAAATAAACATTTAGAAAGAGAAGATTCAAATACACTTAGAAATATATTTGTAGATGGTTTTATTAGTTATGATAGAGCGGATTTAAATCATCCATTATTTAATTGTACTATAGATTTGTTTGAAGAAAAATGTACTTTACCACTTATTATTGAGTCATTAGGTGGTAAAGATGAAATTGTTGTTACAAATTCTGATAAGTCTAATATCCCTTCACATGGAATATTAACTTTACCCTATAGATCAATTGAAGTGGATTGGCAAAGATATGCTACACACTGGATTGATGTTGCTCCATTTTATTATAAAGGTTTAATTCCAAGAATAAAATGTGATCCTAAAAATTCAACTAAATTTTATGATACAAATTTAACAAAAATTATATGGTTACCAAATAGGGTAATATATTCTTCTAGAACTGTTAATAACTGGAATTCTACAATTCCGACCGGTCCAAATAGATCAATAATAGGAAGAACTTCTTCAAGTTCTGGTAATACTATTACTACATCTACAACTGTTAGAAATTCTGACATTATTGGTGAAGAAGTAGTATCTTCTAAAAAGGAGCAAATTAATACAACCCCAGTACCATATATTGATCCAGAATTAGTTATTACAGTTGAAGGTAAAGATTTTGAACCAAATAGAACTGTTAGAATAAAATTAGAAGATAAACTGGTATTTGCTACTGTAGATGAAAATTCATCTGCCACAATATCTACAAAATATCCTGGTTGTATAGTTACTGATAATGATGGAAATTTTATCGCTAAATTTACAGTACCTCCCGAAACACCTGTTGGAACAAAAACCGTTTTTGTAGAAACTATTTTAGAAACTAATGAGGATGAAGCATATTATAAAAGTGCTACAGATACTTTTACTGCAAATAGTTATATTCGACATTGGTTAACTAGTGTTTATATGAGAAAAATTGAACATATAGAAGATGTTACATATATTGAAAGAAGGGTTGTTTATAGAGATCCTA